CGGGGACAGCTGCGAGCAGGCTACCGAAGCGTGATCATATGGCCTTAATCGCCCCCTTCTGACCAGCCAAAACGCATGCGTTTTCGCTTGCCGAATCTCCGAATTTCGCGAGGTCACAGCGGGGAGGTGTACGTATGGTCGCCTCCCCAATCACCGATTTGGACCGAGAGCGCGTGCGCGAGCTGCACGCGCAGGGAAAGACCCGCAACGACATCGCACGCGAGATCGGTCGCTCACCCTCGACCGTGTCCAAGCTCGCTCGCGCTCTCGGTCTGTCCTTCGACCGCACCAAGACCGCCGCCGCCGCCACCGCAGCGAAGCAACAGGACAACCGTGCACGCCGGACCTCGCTCGTCGGCCGGCTGTACGGGCGCAGCGAGCGGATCCTCGACCGTGTCGAAGCTCCGAACTACACGTTCACAACCGCGACGGTCAACGGGATCGAGACCAAGGTGCTCGATCACGTGCCCGCACCGGACGAGAAAGCCCTCGCCGCATCGATATCCAGTCACCTGACCAGTGCGGCGAAGCTGGAAGCCATCGACGCTAACCGGGGTACCGAATCCGCGAAGTCGATGCTCGGCGGGCTCGCAGCAGCACTCGGCCTCGGAACTCCGGACGCCCGCGATGAGTGAACTTCCTCTGTCACCTCGCCAGGTCGAGTCGCTGCGGGAGTCCACGGGCCGCGTCTCGATCTGGTCCGGGGCGATCCGCTCCGGCAAGACCGTCGTGAGCTTGCTGCGCTGGTTAATCTACGTTGCAGGCGCGCCGCGGGGCGGTCAGCTCGTGGTCGTCGGCCGCACCCGAGACAGCGTCGCCCGCAACGTCTTCGCCCCGCTCATGGACCCTTCGCTGTTCGGCCCATTGGCTGATCAGGTGCATTACACCTCCGGTGCTCCGACGGGCCGGATCCTAGATCGCACGGTCTACGTTCTCGGCGCTTCGGACTCCAAGGCTGAGAAGGTGTTGCGCGGTCTGACCTGTGTGGGTGCGTACGTGGACGAGGTGACGGTTGTCGCCGAAGACTTCTTCGTGCAGCTGCTCGGCCGCATGTCCGTGCCCGGGGCGCAGCTGTTCGGCAGGACCAACCCGGACAACCCGGCGCACTGGCTCAAACGCAAGTACCTGGACCGGCTCACCGAACTGCCCGACTGGCGCGGGTTCTCGTTCACCCTCGACGACAACCCCGCCCTGACCGACGAGTACAAGACCGCGATCCGCCGGGAGTACACCGGCCTGTGGTTCCGGCGGTTCATCCTCGGCGAGTGGGTCGCCGCCGAGGGCGCCATCTACGACATGTGGAACCCCGCCGAACACGTCATCCCGTGGTCCGAACTCCCGGAGATGGTGAGGGTGTTGGCGGTCGGCGTGGACTACGGCACCACGAACGCCACCGCCGCGCTGATGCTCGGCGAAGGCGTCGACCGACGCCTATACCTGCTCGACGAATGGCGCTACGACCCAGCGCACACACAGCACCGCCTCACCGACGCCCGACTATCCGCTCAGCTGCGCGCCTGGCTGGATAGCGAGCACCACCCGACCCAGCACGGCATCCGCCCGCAATGGGTCGTCGCGGACCCGGCCGCCGCGAGCTTCCGGGTGCAGCTGCACCAGGACGGCATCGTCACGCAGGCCGCCGACAACGACGTCATCTACGGCATCCGCACCGTGGCGTCGTTGCTGGCCGCCGGACGTCTGCTCGTCTCCGACCGGTGTACCGGGTGGATCACTGAGGCGCCCGGCTACAGCTGGGACGACACCGCCACAGAGAAGGGCGAGGACAAGCCGGTCAAGACCGCGGACCACTCGTTGGACGCTGGGCGCTACGCCATCGCGACCACGGAAGCGCTGTGGCGCCGCACGATCTGCATCTGATCTGCATCAAATCTACGTTTTATGCAGATGACAGACTTTTTTGATCGCCATGCGTCGCCAACTGCGTTTCTGCACCGGTGCAGACGACTGCAACGAGACACCAGCACAGCAGCCAGGCAATGCCGTCCTTCTCCCCGGCCAATACCTGCGCACCGGCTCCGAGCGCGACCAGCGCGGCGCTCAGGTGGCTGCGAGCCGGACGGAACTGCATGCCCCGGATTTTCCCATGCCCTGGAGGTGACGCAGTGACCGCCTGGCCTCCGGAACCGTTCGACATCGCGCAGGCGCGCATGGCCGAGTGGAACGCCTGGTACTCCGGCGACGTCGACGCGCTTGCCCGCACCTACAGCAGCCTGCCCCGCACGCGGCCGTCGCAGTACCGCGGCGGCGTGGTCGGCGCGGTGTCCCGGTTCTTCTGGGGACGCCCGGTCAACCCCGTGCAGCGCCTGGCTCGGCTGCATGTGCCGCTGGCCTCCGACATCGCTACCGCCAGCGCAGACCTGCTGTTCGCCGAGCCACCCACCGTCGCGGTGGAGAACACGGCGGCGCAGGCGCGGTTGGACGAGATCCTCAACTCGCCGACCGTCCACAGTGCCCTGTTGGAAGCCGCGGAGGTGGCCGCCGCACTGGGTGGGGTGTACCTGCGGGTCGTCTGGGACGCCGACCTCGCGGCGCACGCGATGGTCGACACCGTCGACGCCGACGCCGCCGTGCCCGAATGGCGGTGGAAACGCCTCGCCGCGGTGACGTTCTGGTCGATCCTGGAACAGGACGGGCAACGAGTGGTGCGGCACCTGGAACGGCACGAGCGCGGCCGGATCGTCCACCAGCTCTACGAAGGCAGCGCCGACGACCTCGGACGACCGATCCCGCTCTCCGAGCATCCGGCCACCGAGTGGGCCGCCGACGTTGTGAACGCCGACTCGGCGATCGAGACCGGCACCCAGCGGCTCACCGCCGCGTACGTGCCCAACGTCCGCCCCTCGCGCGCCTGGCGCGGCGTGCCACAGCTGGCGCCGCTGGGCCGGTCGGACTTCGACGGGATCGAGGGACTGCTCGACGCGCTCGACGAGACCTACACGTCGTGGATGCGTGACGTCCGGCTCGCCAAGGCCCGGCTCATCGTGCCCACCGGCTACCTCTCCCACAACGGGCCCGGCGCCGGCGCCAGCTTCGACCCTGATCAGGAGGTCTTCACCGAGGTCAACGCCATGTCGCGCGGGGACTCCGGGATGGAGATCACCGCGAACCAGTTCGCCATCCGCGTGGCCGAGCACCGCGAAACCGCCGACGAACTGGTGCGCGCCGCGCTGCGGGCCGCCGGGTACTCCCCGGCAACGTTCGGCGACAACGACGGCGACCAGACCATCACCGCCACCGAGGTCACCGCCCGTGAACGCTCCTCCGAGCGCACCCGCGACAAGAAAGCCCGCTACTGGGCCGCCGGACTTTCCGCGATCACCGCAGCGCTGCTCGACGTTGACCGGGCCGTGTTCGGCGGTCCCGGCATCGGCGACGAGTCCCCGGTCGTCACGTTCCCCGAGCGGGCCCAGCCCGACCCGGAATCCCTCGCGCGCACCGCCGAAGCCCTCTACCGCGCCGAGGCCGCATCCACCGAAGTCCGAGTGCGGCTGGTGCACCCGGGGTGGTCCGACGCCGAGGTCGCCGCCGAAGTCCAGCGCCTCCGCGCCGAGTCCGGCGCCACCGATCCGGACCCCGCGGCGATCCTCCGGGACGCCGCCGCAGGCCAGCTCGACCAGATCGCCGAGACCTAACCGGGAGGTAACGCAGTGGCGATCCCTCCCGAGTATGTCGACGAGATCGCCGCCACCGTCGCCCAGATCTACCGCGAGGCCGAAACCGCGCTCGCCGCACTGCTCGCCCGGCACCTAGCCGGAGACCTCGACGCGGACATGCCCGCCCCGGTGTGGGCCGAACGCAAGCTCGCCGCCGTCCGAACGCTGCGCACATCGGCTCGGGCGATCCTCGCCGGCTTGCAGGCCGATTCGTCGACAGCGATCCGGCGGGCCGCGGCGCAGGCGTTCCGGGCCGGATGGCGCTCGGCGCTCGACGAGTTGCCCGCCCGATGGTTCCCGCGGTCCGGGCTGTCCGAGGCCGCCCGCCAGGCCGCCGACGAGGTGCCCGGGTTCGCCGCTGTCGAAGCGCTCGCAGCCGCGGTGCACGTCGATGTCGGCCAGCGGTCCCGAAACGTGCTGCGCGATGTCGTCGACGTCTACCGGTCGGTTATCGCCGCCGCGTCGGCCCGGGTAGTCACCGGGGCGCAGACCCGCCGCCAAGCCGCACAAGCGGCGTGGCAGCGGTTCGTCGACCAGGGCATCGGCTCGTTCCAGGACCGGACGGGCCGCCGCTGGCGCCTGTCGTCGTACGTGGAGATGGCCGCGCGCACCGTGGCGCAGCGGGCCGCCGTGCAGGGACAGACCGACCGCCTGTCCGCCGCCGGGATCTCCCTGGTGTACGTCTCCAACGCCCCGCAGGAATGCCGCCTGTGCCGACCGTTCGAAGGCCGCGTGCTGCGCCTGGATGCCGGACCGACAGACACGATCACCGTGACGCACCAGCTCACCGGCGAGCAGACCACAGTGGACATCGCTGACACGCTCTCCGGTGCGCAGGCCGCCGGTCTGTTCCACCCGAACTGCCGCCACTCGGTTTCGGCCTACCTGCCCGGCGTGACCGTGCCGCCGCCGCAGCCGACCGCGGACCCCGACGGTGATCGAGCACGGCAACGGCAACGCGAGGTCGAACGCCAGATCCGCCGGTACAAGCAGCGCCAAGCCGCCGCCCTGTCCGACGAAGAGCGCCGCGCCGCAGGCCGCAAAGTCCGCCAGTGGCAAGCGGCCATGCGCGCCCACCTCGACGAAAACCCCGGCCTCA